CTAGCAATCGATGATGACGACCACCATCATGATTTTGTTCCAAATTTGCACTACAGTGTAGACTTCCAAGTTGGTTTTTATGATAACACTGACAACTTTTTTATTCATAAATGCAAAGAGTTTTATGATGCTAATGCAACATACTTCAATGATAAAGGCTACCAATGGGGCGACCCTGAGCTAACCACTGGGCATATCAAAATAGCACAGTTAAGGTATGACAACAAGCAATTAGTTTTAGACAACTTAAAAAATTACAACAACATACAATCAGTATTTGTTTATTAACCAATATAGCTTGACTATATGGAAAAAATGTGGTACAATACATTATGAGAACAGCAACACTAGTAATAAACGACGAAGTCAACTTAAAAATCACTGGCTTAGAACTGGATGTTCGCAAGAAGCTGGTTAACACTTTTAAGTATGATGTGCCACATGCAAGATATTTGCCGGCAGTGCGACTAGGCCGATGGGATGGCAAAGTTGCATACTTCCAAATGGGTGGCAGTACATATTTAAACTTGCTGCCCGACATTATTCCTATACTTGAAGACTTTAACTACGATATCGAAGTCCAAGACAATAGAGATTATCGAACCACGTTTAAGTTTGAGCCGGTTACTGAGGAATCTTATGCTGATATACTTTGGCCAAAGAATCATCCAGCAGTGGGGCAGCCAGTTAAGCTGCGTGATTACCAAGTTGAAATTGTAAACAGTTTTTTAGAAAACCCACAATGTATACAAGAAATTGCAACAGGTGCAGGCAAGACTATTATGACTGCGGCATTAAGCGAACGTGTCGAAACTTACGGACGCAGTATTATTATTGTGCCAAACAAAAGTCTGGTAACACAAACTGAAGCAGACTATATAAACATGCAATTAGATGTGGGTGTGTTTTATGGTGATAGAAAAGAATTTGGGCACAAGCACACAATCTGTACATGGCAAAGCTTGAATGTACTGCTAAAGAATACCAAGAATCATAAAGTGGATATTACAATACACGAGTTCTTAGAGGACGTAGTAGCTGTTATTGTTGACGAAGTTCACATGGCAAAAGCAGATGCACTAAAAACACTGCTAACTGGTGTAATGAGTCAGATACCACTGCGCTGGGGATTAACAGGCACAGTGCCCAAAGAACAATTTGAATTTCAAGCACTGCACGTTGGGCTGGGCCCAGTGATCAATCAACTTGCAGCCAGCGAGCTACAGGAAAAGGGCGTACTTGCAAACTGCCATGTGAATGTTGTGCAACTAGTAGACAATGCTGAGTTTACAAACTATCAAAGTGAACTAAAATATCTGTTCGAAGACAAGGGCAGACTAGACACAATCTCTGGAGTAGTTTTAGAAGTAAACAAAACCGGTAATACTCTTGTGCTAGTAGACCGTATTAGTGCCGGACATGAACTACTGAGCAGACTAGGCGACAACGCTGTATTTGTTAGTGGCGCAACTAAATCCAAAGACCGACAAGATGAGTATGATGAAATAGCCACATCAACTGGTAAAATTATTATTGCAACATACGGTGTTGCGGCTGTGGGTATTAATTTACCACGTATTTTTAATCTTGTGTTACTCGAACCTGGTAAGAGTTTTGTGCGAGTTATACAAAGTATTGGCCGCGGTATTCGAAAAGCAGAAGATAAAGATCATGTGCAAATTTGGGACATAACATCAACTTGTAGATTTGCTAAAAGGCACTTAACCAAACGTAAACAATTTTACAAAGAAGCAAACTATCCATTTACTGTAGAAAAGTTGAAATGGGAGGAGTAAGACCAAATGAAATATGTATCAATAGCATTTTTACCCGGATCGTGTGGTAACTTTTTTTCTAGGTGTTTAAACTTATTAAATAATGCACATTGTTATAAGATGCCCGATGATATCGAGTTAACAACTAGCAACAAGCTTAAAATTTTAAATTACACATCTGTGATTAATAAATCATTTAATACTCGAAACTGGCCCGAATTTGAATTTACATATGATTTTGTAGAGCATGACCCTACTTTGCCACCTGATGCAGTGCACATTGTACTTGGTCACCCGGTGACTGATAGTTATTCGCACACAAACCCGCACGATTTAGCAGGTCGAGATGATGAAGTCTACAATTTTTATATAGACACAGGCGATCACTTTGAATGGGCTTATATGAATGCACTATTCAAAGATAGTTCGCTACAAGCAAACTGGTTTCAAAACGGGCAAGCAATGCTTCGTAACTCTGATGTGCATAAAATTCAGTTAAAAAACTTTTTAAGTGATTGGGAAGATTTTAAAGTAGAATTTATAAAAACATGCACTATAATTGGCCGTAACCCAAGCATACATGAGCTAAATGCAGTAAAGACATTATACGGGCAATGGAAGCAAACAAGACTTGAGTATAAAGACCTGGACTCTTTTAAAAAACTACTAGGATTCATCCGGGATAATTGACAATGTTAATAACATTGTGTATACTAGTAACACAAAATTTAAATACCAATAATAGAGAATGTAAAAAACTATGAAAATATTAACACTAGATAATACTGTATTCGAGTTGGATGCATTGCCGGAAGAAATTGATGATATGCGTTTTGCAATCTTTGATAATAGCGATCCAGCAAATCCGGATCATTTTTACATTCCGTTGATTTTTTTAGAAACGTTTAACAGTCCAGCTCTGGTTCTTAAAATTGGCAATACTACTATGAAAATGCCCATTGATTGGCAAGTGTTGATTGGCGAACCAGATGTAGGCGATTTAGAAATGCTGGCACTTACTAGTATCAATGACAGAGGATTCAAAGTCTTTGAATTTAACCCATTGACTAGTTTTGCTCCTACTTACTTGGACATTGAAATTGTTGATGTGTATCAAGATGTAACTTGGTATGTGCCGAAGTTGAAGAATGGACAGATGCTGGCAGTACCAATTGATGACAGCCCTAATCCCCGCTGTGTGTACTTTGTTAAAGATATCTCTAGGAACTGTGAAATTGTTGACATCACGCAGGCATTTTAATGAGTGACAAGCTTAACATAGCAAACGAAATGCGTTGCTTTGATAGTAAAGACCGAGACTTTTACGACAGTCTCACTGATGAAGAGCGCAAAAAGTTTTCAAACTATCTGATGATACGCTGGGGAAGCAGTGTGCAGGGAAGCAGCGAGCTACAAGAATATTACTTGATATCCTGCAACGAGCGTTTTAACAAGCATTTTTTTGACATCAACAAACATCCAAAACTACAATGGTTGTGTGCAACAAGTGTCAGTCCAGGTATGGGAAATCACAGACACCAATGGATTGCGCCAAAGAAAAAAGACAAAGGCAACAGCATAGCAAAGAAAACGTTGATGGAGTTGTATCCTACAATGAAGGCAGATGAAATTGACTTACTAAGTAAGTTAATAACCAACAAAGAACTGAAGGAATTCATGCGTGACAGCGGCACCGCAGACAAAAAGTGAAGTCTATGTTTGCAAATATTGCAAGCGTGAGTTCAAACGAGAAAACAGTTTGTCTGTTCATTTGTGTGAACCAAAAAAGAGATTTCAAGAAGAAAAAGAAGTAGGTGTACAAATAGGTTTACAAGCCTATTTGCGTTTCTATGAAACAACACAGGGCAGTGCTAAAATAAAAACATTTGCAGATTTTGCTAAAAGTCCGTACTATAAAGCGTTTGTAACATGGGGAAGACATTGCCAAGCTATTAATGCTATAAACGTGCCCAAGTTTTTAAACTGGTTGCTCTCGAATAATAAAAAGATAGATCACTGGTGTAAAGAAGCATTGTATGATGAATACTTGCAACAATACATAAAACGTGAGGCACTACAAGATGCACTTGAGCGTGGTATTAAGTACAGCATGAAATGGAGTGACAAAACTGGCAATCCGTCACACGACTTTTTAAGATATGGAAACGAAAACACTGTAGCATTTGCAATATCAACTGGACGCATTAGTCCATGGTTGTTGTTTAACAGCAAGTCTGGACAAGATTATCTTGAGAACATGAATGGTGATCAAATTAAAATAGTGTGGCCTTGGATTGATCCAGACTTTTGGCAGAAAAAGTTTAAAGATTATCCAGATGACAAAGCGTATGCAGAAGAAATACTTAAACGTGCAGGCTGGTAAAGGTTGACAAGTTGTATTATGTGTGTTATAAGTAAAGCAACAAAAGGAGATACCAATGGGACTAACTCGACCAAAGATTTCACAAGTTAAATCGAAACCCAAGCACAAAGACAAAAAGTTTTATCTTAGTGTGATAAAAGTAGCTGCATATCTAGGTGCATGTTATGCACTGTACAACGGTGGTGTTGTGCTTGGCGAAGCAATCTATGTTGCAGAGCTGCCAGCAGTTAATCTTGGGCAATGGTTTACATATGCAGCAGGGTTGTTTTTGGTGGCAAATATTACTTCGTTTATTCGCGACTTAGTATGAGTGCAGACGTCGACATTGACTTTGCTGACAGGCAAGCAATCATTGATTTAATTCAATGTACTTCTGCTAGGCAAAACGAACAAGGTCGACGTCATAATTCTGGTGTATATGTTACGCCTGTGCCGTATGATGCAAAAAACAATTGTGCTAGCATAACATACGACGAAGCTGAAAGTCGTGGGTACTTTAAACTGGACTTTCTCAACATGAGTGTGTACACATCTATACGAGATCAGCAGCACTATGACGAATTGTTAGCAAAAGAACCCCAATGGGACTTGATGTGGACTAACAGCGATCTTGCACAAAAACTAGTGCATGTAGGCAACTACGCACAGCTACTCAATGAGATGCGCCCAGACAGCATACAGCGTATGGCTGCATTTATATCTGTTATTCGACCCGGTAAAGCACACTTGAAAAACAAGCCATGGAATGAGGTGTTTGCTAGTGTATGGGATGGTGATAGTAGTGATGGGTTTGTGTTTAAGAAGTCGCATGCTGTTAGCTATGCAACACTAGTGGCATTGCATCTTAATCTACTCTGCGAACAAGAGTAATACTACGGCGTTTAATTTTCTTACGTGACAGTTCTGCTAAACTTGTTGCAGGTCCGAGTAATATATCCAGGTCCTTATTGATAAATGTTCTGAGATAAGGCCTAAATTGTTCCCAATCATTTTTGAGAAAAATGTTGATGGGTATACTGCGATTGCTTTCCCACCACCACTGTGATGCTAGTTCGATAAAATCTCGTTTTTGTTGATCGTTTACTATACTACCAAAATCGTATATAGTTGTAACTTGATCATCGCGATTTTGAACCACACCGACATATTCGTTTTTTGCATATGTGCAAAACGTAATAAATGGATATCGCTCGGCGATCTTTTGGAAGAGTTCTACGCCCATAAATACCTTGTATTGGAGTTATAATTAATGTATTCTACCACTGTGTATTTATATCAACAAAAGCAACAGGTGTTATTAGTCGACACCAGTGGTGCGTATTTTCAAAGGAGATGGCAACCGGTGTATGCAAAGAAACTTAAAGTGAACCTAGGAGTTGATAATGTTATTCTTTTTGAATTTATCAACCAAGATCAAAAGCCTGTAAATATTTCAGGTAGTACGATCACATTCAGAATGATGAGCACCGACGGCGAGGAACTACTGGCTGTCAAGGACTTGGACATATTGTCAGCAGCATATGGTCGTGCTAAAGTTGTTTTATCGCATGAGTTGTTGAGCAGTATTGAAGCTCAGACTGCCAGTTGGAGTTTGGAAAGAGCAAGTGGCGAATTGTTTGAAGCAGTTTTCACTGATGCATATTCTAGCAGCAGAGGGCAAGTGGATATTGTTGACAGTGTTTATCCAAACTATGTAGAAAGTGCAATACTTGAAGTACCTTCGCCGTTGAAGCAAAATACACCAGCTGCAAACAATGACAGAAATTATAGCAGTATAGCATACACCGCAGACAATACGTTAACAACTTTTCAACTTGACTTTGACAACTTTACTGGTAATGTAAAAGCACAAGGCAGTGATTCACAACTCGGTCCATGGTATGATATCGGATCACAAACAGTGTACAGTAACCAAGACACACGTGATTACATCAACGTTGATGGTACACACAATTGGGTGCGTTTTGAAATTAACCAATACGGGTATAGTGCAAGTGCAGTTGCGGAAGTTGCTGACGGGCGTGTTAGTAACATCTCATTAAATGGCGGCGGTGTTGAATGGTATGGCTCAGGCAATCCTAATGTTGACATCGAAGGCGGACGAGGAACAGGCGCAACAGCTACAGCCACAGTCACAGCTAATGCAGTATCGAGTATTTCACTAGTTACCACCGGGCAAGGATATATAACAGTACCAGAAGTAAAATTAAACAGCGGAAAAATTACTCAAATACTCTATAGATAAAAGGTACTACATGGCTATTAAACGAATTATAGCATTTGGTGATAGTTGGACTTATGGCGACGAACTATTGGATCCGCAATTCAGTGCACATCCAGATAAAGGAATACTTGATCATTATACTGAAAATACAAAATATCGGTTAGATCATTGTTACGCTGGGCTTGTTGCCGACCATTATAGTGTTGAATTAGAAAACCTAGCATTTCCCGGTAGCAGCCTCGAAAGCATGCGTTGGACAGTGGATTGGTTGTTAAACAACAACGGCCAAGATCTACAGGATTCATTGTGGCTAGTGGGTCTAACTGACAGCAGTAGACAGAGTTGGTTTAATCCGTTGCACGAAGTAGGCAGGAAAGATCCGCCATGGAACCGGCACATGCACGGAACTTGGTTAACACAACCCAATCCTGACATTGATGACAACTGGTTTAAACTACAAAAAATGTGGCTAGGAATGAGCTATCATCGAGAATGGAGCGAATACAATTATCGACAAACAATTAATTTGTTTGACTATGCTGCTACCAAGGCTGGCGCAAAATTATTACAGTTCAGTGTGCTGGGAAATAATTGGAAAACACAATCACCTACGTTACTTTACCCTGGAACGAATTGGCGCAACATCCTTCAAGCTAAACAAAAAGAGTTATCGATTAAGCTTTTTGCTGCAAAAGGACATCCGAATGAAAAAGGCCATGAAATTATATCAAAACACTTGATTGAACACATAAAGTGTGCTAATATAATAGCATAATGTTAGACATAATCAGTTATCTGCCCACAAAGCATAAAGTGACTAGTTCGGGATGGATTAGTTTTAATGCTCCGTGTTGCATTCACAATGGTGAATCAACGGATCGACGAAGTCGTGGCGGACTACGGCAACAGGATGATGAATGGAGTTATCATTGCTTTAACTGCGGATTTACTGCTAGTTTTACTCCAGGCAGGCCAGTGAGTTATAAAGCTAGACGATTTCTAGAATGGCTTGGTGTAGACAGCGTCGATGTTGAACGTCTTAATTTAGAAAGTCTTAAACGCAAGAGTTTGCTGGACTTAACAGCAGAGCGCAATCAAATACGCCATGTGGATGTAGCGTTTAACGAAACTGAAGTTCCAGAGGGTGTTGAAGTAATCGATCCCCGAAATGTAGATCATCAACGATATTTAGACTATCTAGCAAGTAGGAGAATAGTGTTAGAATATCCGTTTTTAGTTGACAAGAAACGTGGGGTACGAGATAGGATAGTAGTCCCATACACATACAAAAATAGAATTGTTGGGCATACGTCAAGGTACTTGGACAATCGTACACCCAAGTTTATTAACAGTCAGCAACCTGGGTATGTGTTTGGGTATGACTTGCAAAAAGCAGACTGGACTAGTGCAATTGTAACTGAGGGAATTTTTGATGCATTGAGTATAAGTGGCTTGGCAGTTATGCATGATACTATTAGTCCACAGCAAGCACAACTATTAAAACAACTAAAGCGTAGGATTATTGTTGTTCCTGATCAAGACAAAGCAGGGTTAAGTATTATAGATGCAGCCGTTGAATACAAATTTGAAGTAAGCATACCAGACTGGCCGGATGATGTTAAAGACGTAAATGATGCAGTCGTGAAATACGGAGTAGTAAATACACTATTGCAAATACACAAACATGCTGAATCAAGCAAGATTAAAATTGAAATGTTTAAGAAAAGACTGCAAAGGAAACTAAATGAGTAAGCTTTATGTGTTTGGTGACAGCTACACTACACCCAACTATTGTGTTGCCCAACAAGACAGTTGGTGGGGCCTTTGTGCAGGGTTGTTGCCAGTTGATGAAATACACAACCATAGTTGGCCCGGAAATAACATCGAAAGTATTGCTCATACAATTCTACATACCGATATTGATCGTGATGATTTTGTTATTGTTGCAGTTCCCCCAATGGGACGAATTACATACTTTGCAGGAGAAGCTGCTAAATTACAGCATTATACAGTTTACAATCATGACATGCAACAACAGTACACACAGCCTGAGTTGTGTCACAAAGGCTTGACGCAAATACCAACGCACGAGACTGAAAAAGAAAATATTGATAGATGGGACAACAGTTGGGGCGAAGCTACTGCGTTAAGAGAATTATTGTTATTAGATGTTCTATTAGATAAAGTTATGTTTTGTGTTATGTCTACTCCTTTTATGGAAAAGTCATCCTGGCCCACAATAAAAACTCTGATCAAAAAGACAAAAAAACCGCAATTTCAGACTTGCAAAAACACATACTACAGTGTAAACTTACATATAAATAAACCAGTAGATTATGATACATATGGCTGGTTTGGGCATCATGGTGCCATCGGCAACAAGCATTATTTTAATATTACAGCAAAACCTACAATGCAAAAACTAGGATGGATAGTATGAAGTTCTATTTCAATGGATGTAGTATCACCCAAGGTGCTGGCTTTACAAACGAAAAAGCCGATGCTAGAATATATCCTAACTTGATTGCAACTGATCATATCAATGATGCTAGCGGTGGCGCAAGTAACTTGAAAATATTTTTACACACAAGCAAAGCAATTGTTGACAACTTAGCTGATATATATATTGTACAATGGAGTTCTGTCCATCGGCATTGGGTTTACCCAGCACCAGACCGAGGTATCTATTTTGGATCGACTCAAGATGCAATATCAACTAATGACAAGTTTATTGTCCAATATCAGTTGCTCAATCACGATTATGGTAATATAATGCAACTAATAGACTTTTGCCGTATATTACAAGATCAAGCAAGCAGTCACAATGTAAAACTGTTGTTTGTTAACGGATTGATTAGCTGGAGCGACAGCATAGACTGGATGAATAAACTAGTGCAGGATGCTAGCAGTGACCATGATAGATTTGTTGAACAAATGCAAAACAACATGGAATTGGTAGATTGGGATTTGTGGATCGATCCTTGGGATAGCATGTACAAAAACAAACTTGACGTAGCCGAGGACGGATCACATCCAGGGCCGCTAACACATAAACACGTAGCTGACCAAATAAGGAATAAATTAAAAGTATGACTGAATATACATATGAAGTACAAAAATTATTCTTAGAAATGGCAATGCAAGATGCACAGAGTTACTTGCGTGTGCAAAACATTTTCAACAAAGAAAATTTTGATAAAGATCTGCGTGAAGCTGCTGAGTTTATCTATGACCATGCAAATGAGCATAAAACACTTCCGGACCGTATGCAAGTAAAGGCAGTTACTGGAGTTGATTTACAGGAGATACCCGATCTCAACAGTGGGCACACTGATTGGTTCTTAGGCGAGTTTGAAAGCTTTACTCGCAGACAGGAACTTGAACGTGCAATTTTACAAAGTGCAGATTTATTGGAAAAAGGAGAGTACTCGCCTGTTGAAAAACTAATCAAAGATGCTGTGCAAATAAGTTTAACAAAAGACTTGGGAACAAATTACTTTGAAGATCCCAAAGCCAGACTATCGGCACTTAAAGACAACAATGGGCAGAACAGTACAGGCTGGAAAAACTTGGATAGACTGTTGTATGGTGGCTTTAATAGAGGCGAACTACAAATTTTTGCAGGTGGATCAGGTTCGGGCAAGAGTTTGTTTATGCAAAACTTGGCAGTTAATTGGATGGAAGCTGGGCTTAATGGGACTTATATTACATTGGAGCTCAGTGAGGGCTTGACAGCCATGCGACTTGATAGTATGTTAACTGGAACACCTAGCAAACAGTTGTTTAAAGATATTGACACTGTTGAAATGAAAGTCAAAATGGCAGGCAAAAAAGCAGGTAATCTGCAGATTAAATACATGCCAGCACAAAGTACTGTTAACGATATTCGTGCATTTGTAAAAGAACTTAGTATTAAACAAGGCAAAGACATTGATTTTATGCTAGTTGACTACTTGGACTTGCTTATGCCAGTGAGTGCAAAAGTTAGTCCAAATGATTTGTTTGTGAAAGACAAGTATGTAAGTGAAGAACTGCGCAACTTGGCACGTGAATTAAACATATTATTTGTTACAGCAAGTCAGTTGAACAGAAGTGCTGTCGAGGAAATTGAATTTGATCATTCGCATATCTCGGGCGGTATTAGTAAGATCAACACAGCAGACAACGTGTTTGGTATCTTTACAAGTAGAGCAATGAAAGAACGTGGGCGCTATCAAATACAAGCAATGAAAACTAGAAGCAGTAGTGGTGTGGGACAAAAGATTGACCTGGAGTTCGACATGGAAAGCTTGAGGATCACTGGACTTGATGATGATGAAGCAGCATCAGGTGCAGGAACACAAGGCAGCACTATACTAGCAGGCATTAAAGCAAAAAGTCAAATGGTACAAAAAGACGTAACTGACAGCATGCCGCAAGATGCTCCTAAGGTAGTAGCTGATGTACAGAGCAGCAAGCTCAAACAAATGCTGGCAGGAATTAAACAAAACGGATGACCCAATTTTGTAGACACCTGAGCAATGCACTTGCAATCAACAACCTTGGCGGAGACTTTACAGTCAGTCCGTGTTGTTATTTTTCGCACAATGAAAGTGTACACGATCTTTCAACTTTGCCTCAATTGAGAGAAAAGTGGAACTCGGGTGATTTAACAAAAACTTGCAGTCTTTGTATACACCAAGAACAACAAAAACAAATCAGCTACAGGCAAGCCGGTTTTGATCTAATGACAGACAGTGATGGATTGCAGATGCTCACTATTGCAGTTACCAAGCAATGCAATCTTGCTTGTGCTAGCTGCGATAGCAATAGCAGCAGTTTCTGGCAAGACGAAAATATTCGCAATGGGGTAGAGAACACTAAAGTGTTGGATCGAAAAGGTACAAACACTGACGACAAACTAGTAAGTTGGTTCGAAACACTGGATACTACAAATCTTAGGTATATCAAGTTTGGTGGTGGTGAACCATTAATGAATAATACTCATTTAAGAATACTAGAACTTGTCAATAACCCACAAGATATTACAATACAATATACCAGCAATTACACATTGTATCCGTCGGATAAAACACTAGCACAGTGGCAACGTTTTAAACTGGTTAAGTGGATAGGTAGCATCGACGGAGTAGGCAAACAGTTTGAATATTTGCGTTGGCCAGCAAAATTTTCCACTGTTGAAAAGTTGGTCAATAAAGCTATAGAGGAATGTCCAGGAAATGTTATGTTTGGTATAGAGCATACATTAAATCCTTTCAACGTCTTTTACTATGATAAAATTAAAGAGTGGTATAAGGACGCAATGCTGACAAATAGATTTGGTGATCCTAGCGATTTTAATATACATCCGTGTCACGGTACTATAGGAATTGAAAAAACACCAACTGCACTGCGAAAAAAGATAAAAGAAAGGTACGGAAGCGAGCATGAAATATCCATCATGTTAAATCAGTATCCGTACACTGAACACAAATCAGCAATTAACTGGGCAAACACATTAGATAAATGGCGGAATCTGCAATGGGATACAACCTTCCATGAAATTACCAAATATTTTAATAGCCACTGATTTTGCATGCGGCGGGATTGTTACTACTATTTTAAACAATCAGCAGATTAAATGGAACCCTAGGCTAGACGGCAGTGTAGATAGTTACGAGCACCAAGACCTTAAAAATGTTAAAATTTTTCACGAAGGCTACCGCACAAGCAAACCGGGTGTTTGGTATCAGACACACCTTGAAGATGTTTCACTTGATCTTTTTGATAAAAAATTAATCATCACAACAGAGAACATCTACAGTCGATATATAATATTTTTAAGATGTTATAAGTTTCTACATCCAAATTGGACGGAAGATAACACTCCAGAATCTATAGATAAAATAAGAGAATTAGCAAAAACATATGCTATACCAAGAATAACCAAGGCTCGACCAGGGTGTAAAAGTATAGAATTAATTGATTTAATTGAGGACAATCACAAATTATTCGATACAAATAATACTCAATGGAAAATCTGGAAAGAAAAAAACAGTTACCTGTATGAAAGAAATATGTGGACACTGAAAAGGTTTAGCGAAGCACTTTGGGAAACAGAAAACCAACAACTTTTTAAATATACATAAATACTAAAAAGGACAAACAAAGTCATGCAAAAAAAGACTCGCAGCATCTTTGATGAGCTAGATGGCATTTACAATGAGCGTTATAAAAAACTCGAAGAACGTGAATATGTCGTCGAGAGTCGTGCTAGTAATGTTATTGCTAGCGCAGTGCGTCTGATGGAACAAATTGAAGAATTATACACTGCTGAGCAAGCTGAAAATTTACAACGCAAATTGTTAAATGCCATCCGAACACGAGATCCTGGCAAGTTTTCCAGATCAGTGAGACGTACAAATGAAAAGTAAAGCACAACTAATACAAGAAAATCTATTAGCAGAACTTGAAAAAGTATCTGAAATTGAATTTTTTAAAAAAGCCGGAAAAGCTGTCTCTGGGGTTGCCACTGGTTTGGATAAACTTAGTAATCTTGGCAAAAAAGTACAAGACTATGATCCAGCTAAACCTACTGTAAAGAAAACATCAGCAGAGGATCCGCAAGCTTCCTGGGAAGCCAAGCAAAAAGAAATTGAAGACACAGCACGTAAAGCTGCATTAAAGAAAAAACTAGGCAAAAGCTCGGCTGATATTGCTCAGTATCGTAAAGAAAAAGCCGAAAAAGCTGCTATTGCAAAAAGTATTTCTAGACAAAAGAAAAAACGCCCTAGCAGCATTGCTACAGGAATTGCAAAGTCAGCACCAGTTGCGCCAACACCGGTACCTGGACAAAAAGCCAAAGCAAACAAGCAATCTAAGCTTCCTGCAATTGGTGGAATACTACCAACCGATCCGAGATATCCAGCGTTGGCAGCAAAAGTTGCTGCGGCTGAGAAAAACAAATAAGGTAAAAGCATGAAACTTCTCAAGGAAGGCGGCAACGTTTTTAAAGATTCCGATGGTGCAAGTGCTACACAGCGCATTAACCAAACTGATGTTAAGTCAACTGTGGCCTGGCTCGAGCAACTAACTGGACTACCTCTTATGGATAACATGCTGGGAAGCACAGGACAAAAACCAACATCTGGTGATTTAGACCTTGCAGTTGACAGCACAGTTATGAGCAAAGAAGAACTTAGTAACAGGTTAACACAATGGGCAACCAGTCATGGGTTTGATCCAGTAGAATGGACAAAGAAAAGCGGCATTAGTGTGCATTTTAAAACACCTATTACAGGACGAGAAGATCGCGGATATGTACAAACTGACTTTATGTTTGTGCAAAAGCCAGCGTTCAGCAAGTTTATACTGCGCAGTGATCCCAACAGTGAATACAAGGGTGCAACACGAAATGTACTCATTAATAGTATTGCAAAAGCGGCAGGTCTTAAACTCAATCAGAATTCGGGATTGTATCGCAGGGAAGACAATGCATTTATAACTGATGACCCAGATAAAATTGCTACGCTGTTATTAAATAAAAATGCAAACAGAGATGACCTAGCTAGTGTAGAATCTATTATGGCCCAACTTAAATCAGACAAGCAACGTGATGCTA